TGAGGCTTATGGATTTTTGAAGGGTCCAAATGATATGTTGCAATATTATGAAAATAGATATAAGCAAGCTATCGAAGGATTCTCATTAGAACAAATGGGAAGAAGACGAACTGATGAGTTTCTAGATGGAGAACCTCGTATAGTTCGTAAAACACAATAAGGAGAAACAAATATGGCTATAGTACAAGCGTTACCAAATAGTTTTAAAAAACAACTATTAGATGGTGATCAAGATTTTTCAACATTGGGTGCTGGTGGTGATGTATTTAAGTTAGCTCTTTATGTATCAACTGCAACATTAGGTGCAGCAACAACTTCTTACACAACTGCTGGTCAAGTAAGTGCTTCTGGAACTGGTTACACAACTGGTGGATTAAAATTAGTAAATTCTGGAACGTCTGTTGTATCAACAACTGCTTTTACAAATTTTGCTAATTTATCTTTTCAGAACGTTACTCTAACTGCAAGAGGTGCATTGATATATAATACATCGTTCAGTAATTCTGCAGTTGCAGTATTAAACTTTACGACTGATAAAACAGCTACTTCAGGAACATTTACTATTCAATTCCCAGCGTTTACAAATACATCGGCTATCATAAGAATAGCTTAGTAGGAGTTCTTTTCCATGGCTAATTCTTGGGGAGAATTAAGTTGGAGTACTGGTTTATTTGGAGAACAAAATAATTCATCTGTTCAACTTAATGGTATTTCATTATCAAGTTCTTTAGGAAATTCCACAATTGATATTATTGTAACAAATGGTTGGGGAGCTTTTACTTGGGGATTAACTGATTGGGGAACTAATACCGGAAATCCTTCAGCTCAAGTAACAGGACAATTGTTATCTTCTTCTTTAGATAATGTTTTTATTTCTCTTAGCCCAATTGTTAGTTTAACAGGACAGTCATTAACTACAAATTTAAATTCAGTTTCTTTGACTGGAACAGCTAATTTAAATCTTACAACAAATTTAGCAACTTTATCACAAGGAAATGCACAAGGAATTCCAGGGATAGATGTACCTGTAACTGCTCCTGGAACAGCTACAACATGGGGATCTAATGGTTGGGGTCAACTTGGATGGGGAGAAAATATTGGTCTTTCTACATTTGAAGGAACAAATACAGTTGATTTAATAACACCAGTAAATTTAACAGGACAAAATTTAACACTAGTACTTGGAGAAGAAACTATAATTGGAACTGGAAATATTTCATTAACAGGTCAATCATTAACATTATCACTTGGTGATGAAACTGTAACTGGAACTAGTAGTGTTTCTTTAATAGGTCAGAACATAACATCTACCTTAGGTGATGTAGATCCTGGACCAGATGCTAATATAATTGGTCAACAATTAACTTTAACTCAAGGAAATGTAGCTATAGATATAGCTGTAGTAGCATATCTTACTGGTCAAAATTTAACATCAGCTTTGGGTGATGAAACTGTTGTTTTAAATACTCCTGTTAATGTAACAGGAATAAATTTAACATTAACTTTAAATTCAGTGGTTACTAAATTAGATGTGACTGCAAATATCACTGGATTTGGCTTGACAGGAAGAACAGGTCAGTTATATGTAGCTGCTTGGGCTCCTGTAAATACTGGACAATCAGTAGTATGGACAGAAGTTGCAGCCTAAAATATAAGAGTTGTATTATTTGACAAAAACTGATAAATATTTTATTAAGAGTAAAAACAAAGGAATTTAAAATATGAGTTACACTACAGATTTAGCAATAGAATTGATGGTAACTGGCACAAATGCTGGTACATGGGGTCAAGTTACAAACACAAATTTAGTAATTATTCAACAAGCAATAGCAGGATACCAAGCAATATCTATTGCAGGTGGAGCTCAAACAACTGCTCTTGCAATGACACAAAGTTCGTTAGCAACTGCAAGAAATGCTGTTCTTAAATTAACAGGAACAATTACAGGAAATCAAATAGTGACAGTTCCAAATGGAATTGAAAAAACTTGGATCGTATCTAATGGAACTACTGGTGCTTTTACAGTTACATTTAAATATGCATCAACTGGAACAGGACAAACTTGGTCTGCGACTGATAAAGGAATTAAAATTTTATATGCTGATCAATCGGATATTCAAGTAACAGATCTTTCTACATTATCGGGAACAGTAGCTACTGCTTCTATTGCTGACAGTGCAGTTACAGCTGGTAAAATAGCTGGGTCAACAATTACACAAGCTAAACTTGCAGCTAACTCTGTTGGTGCAAATCAAATTATTCAATCAACAATTACGCAATCTAAACTTGCAGCTAATTCTGTAGGACCAAATCAATTAATTTCAACAGGTGTAACAGCAGCATCTTATACAACAGCAAATATCACTGTTGATGCTGATGGTCGTATTACAGCTGCATCATCGGGAACATCTGGTGGTGGTGGTTACGTTTTAAAATCAGGAGTTGGTGGACCAGCTTCAGGTACTTTCACTGCAAATGCTGCGGCCAATACACTTCAATTTTTTTTAAGAGCGGGTGGTGGCGGTGGAGGTGGTGCTAGAAGAGCACCTAATAATGGATATTGGTGTGCTGGTAATAGAGGACAGCCTGGAGAATGGGGTGGTTTTGGTATTTTTTCAAAAAGTGTAACACAACCGTATGCTGTTCCATATACACTTGGTGGTAGAGGAACTGGTGGTGGTGGAGGATATAATGGAGCTTCTAGTGGAAACTCAGGTTCTCCTTCAACTTTTGATACAAATTTTACTGCTACAGGTGGTGGTGGAGGTTCTGGAGCTGGTGGTGGTTCAACTGATATTAGATATGTTGCGCCATATACAAGTGTTACAGGTCTCTTAACAACAGTTACTGGTCCTAATGCTCTTTTTTCTTCAACTACTTTAGATATTAGTTCACAGAAACAAGCTGGAGTAACTAATGCAGCAGATGTGTTATCTAATGGTCCAATAGATACTTTAATAAATACAATTGTAAGCTACAATGCAAATGCTTCTCCTTCAGTAGATACTACTGCAAGTAGTCAAGGTGGAGCTTCAAATTCAGGGAACTCTCCTGGACCGGATGGTGCACCGGGATATCAAGGTTTGTTAGTAATGTTTGAAAATATAGGAAAATAAAATGGCTAAATACGTATCTTATAAAAACAATAGTCTTTTTTTACTTTGTTTTAATGAAGAAAATAAAAATTACATACAAAATTTTTATAAAGGAATATTCTCATTTATTGAAGTTTCAGATGAAGATTTTAATAAATTAAAATATGACAGCCACTCTTATGGTATAAACAATAGTTCTTTAATTATTGGAGATTCTTTATTTGAGAATGATGACTCTATTGTAGAAGAGGGTAAGGCCCCTTGGTTTACACCAAAACAAATTCAAGATGGTCTAAATGAATTAATTAAAAACATATCATATAGTTTATCTAATAATAATGGAGATATAAAACTACCTTCAGAATGGAATAATATATTATTAGATTTAAAAAATATAAATTTAAATTCTATTACACAACCAGTTAGAGCTTCAAATTGGGTAAATGCCTTAGAAAAAAGCATACCTAATACAGTTATTAGAGGCGTAAAAGAACTGTAATATTACACTTTATTTGTAATGTAATATATAATATATTACATTATATGTTTGAAAGAAAAATTAAATTTTTAGCACCTTCTATTTTAATGGATGATAAAAAACTTCATCCAGAACCAACTAATAAATTTTTACCTGAATGGTTTAAGGAATTACCACTTAGTTATAGTTCTATAGGTAAAAAGAATCATTTACATAAAACTATTAAATCATGCATGCCATTTTTAGATGCTATAAAAACAGGTTATGTTATTAAGGCATCTACTGATATTTATTTTAATCATAATTTTGATAATCCAGATATAAACAATGAAAAAGATACTCATATCATTACTAAAACCCAAGACTATCAACTTGTCTTAGCCTCTAAGAGATTGAATATAAATACTGGTGGTGAAGGACATGATCCAGAACAATTGGGGGGAAATAAATGTCCATTCGTTCACGATAATAAAGGAAAAAGATTTTTTAAAATTTTAAATCCATGGGTTGTTAAAACTCCTCCTGGTTATTCCACTTTGTTTATTCAACATTTTAACAATCCAGATAAAAGATTTACTCCTATTGCTGGAATTGTAGATACAGATGTTTTTAATTTACCTGTTAATTTTCCTATAATTATGCATCAAGAAGGTGAATGGCTTATAAAAAAATATGAACCTGTTATATGTGTTTTTCCATTTAAAAGAGATGATTGGAAACATGAAATTAAATCATTAAGTATGGAAGAAATTGATAAAGAAAATTTTACTTACTTTACACATTTCCATAGTTATTATAAAAATCTAATTTGGAAGGTTAAAAAATGGATTTAAATAAATACATAGGTATATATGATCATTTCATACCATACCCGATTCTTTCAAATTTATTAAAATATTGTAATGATGTTGAATTTGAAAAAGCAAGAGTTATTGGAGGAGATGGAGTTTCAAAGGGTGTGGAAGATTTAAGTATAAGAAAAACAAATAATAAATACTTAAGTAATCTCCTAACCAAAAGTTATACAGAAATACATTGGGCTAATTATTTAACTAATTTATTTTTTTTAAGTTTAAAACGATATAAACAAGATAAAAAAATAATTGATTTTAATGTTACAAATATTAATTCAATATCATTATTAAAATATGAAAACACTGGTTTTTATACTTGGCATGTAGATCATGATAGAGCTGCACCAAGAACCATGAGTATGATTTTTATGTTAAATAATGATTATGAAGGAGGAGACTTATGCTTCAGAGAACCAGATGGAAGTAATGAAATGAAAATAGAAAGAACGGCTAATCGTTTAATAATTTGGCCTAGTACTTTTTTATATCCTCACACAGTAAAACCAGTAACGAAAGGAACAAGGTATTCAGTTGTATGTTGGGCACTATAGGAAAAGATTTTAAATATAAAATAATAGATAATTTTTTATCTCAAGAAGAATTAGAGTTGTTTAAAAATTATTGTTTTTTTAAACATAGATCTAATCAAAGTAATTTTGATCTTACAACAGATAGTATGGAGACGAATGCAGATACTTACTTTGGTAGTGATCCTCTAATGGAATCTTTATTATTGCAAAAACAAAAATTAGTTGAAAAAGAATCTGGTCTTAAATTATTTCCAACGTATTCTTTTTGGAGAATGTATACAAAATTTGCTAGTTTAAAAAAACATAAAGATAGAGAATCCTGTGAAATAAGTATAACAGTTCAAATAGACTCGGATGGAACAAAATGGCCTATTTATATGGATGGAAAAGAGCATGTATTAAAAAATGGACAAGCTATTATATATTTAGGAATTGAATTAGAGCATTGGAGAGAACAGTTCAAAGGAGATTACCAGGCACAGTGTTTTTTACATTATGTTAATGCGGATGGTGTATATAAAAATTTTAAATATGATAAAAGATTTGATCTAGGAATATAAACATGAGATTTAAACAATATAAAGATGGTTCTTGTGATATTGAGTTTTCATGGAAGGAAAGATTTATTCTTTTTAGAAAAGGTAAATTGCATTTATCGGATGAAGGACTTAGGCATTTTGGAAATACATTAATTAAAATAGTCGCTGAATGGAATATTGAATTTAATGAAGATATTAAAAACAAAATAACTAACGTAGAGACAAAAGTAGAAGGTAAATAATTTAGTAAAGTTAAAGAATGACAGAAAGAAACTATATTTATGAAAAATTAGATTTTCAAAAAGATAAAATATTAAGTGAGGATAAAAACTCTATTATGATGTCTTGGGAAACGCTTATTATGCAAGTGTCTGCAAAAACACTGTGTATTAATAAGGGAGATATTTTAAATGTTGGATTTGGAATGGGTATAATAGATACATTTATACAAGAACAACAACCACATACCCATTGGATAATAGAACCGCATCCTCAAGTTTTAAATAAAATGAAAGAAGAAGGTTGGTATGATAAAAAAAATGTTAAAATTTTAGAAGGTACTTGGCAACAATATCTTAATATCCTACCTCTTTTTGATGGAATATATTTTGATACATGGAGAGATAATCATGTAATGGATTTTTTTAATAGAATTAGTTATCTTTTAAAAAGCGATGGTATATTTTCTTATTTTAATTCACCTAAATGTGGTCATTTAAATTTATATCCTTTTACAGACATACATGAGTATACAAGTCTAATTAAACAAAATTTATATTATGACTATATAACAATGGATATAGAAAATATAAATAAAAATAATCAAACTATATACAAAAATGAAGATTATTTTCCAAATGAACAAAATTTTTATTATCTCCCAATTTGGGTAAAGAATAAAGAAACATTAAAAAAATTTCCAAGGATTTTAAAATGATTCAAAAATTTGAATTAAATTTACCTAAACAATTAAATTTAAAAATAATTTCTTCATTGATTAATTTACAAAAATGGAAAATTGCTTCTGATGTTTCAACAGAAAAAGAAAGAACAAATAGATTATTAACAACAAACATGTATGATGGTGGGTTTTATTATGAATCTTACAATTTATTTAAAAAAATAAATGAGGATTCAGAATTAAATTTATACGCAGAAATTATTTTATTTTCTATTTTAGAAAAATTAAAATTTAAAGATGTTACTTTAATTAGATTTTGGTGGAACTATTATAATAAATCTTCTAAGGGACAATTTCATAAAGATTATTTTGAAGATAATATGTACAGTTTTGTATACTCTTTAAATACGAATAACGGAGGAACATATATAAAAGATGAAAATACTTTTTTTAGAAGTAATGAAGGAGAAGTTTTGCTTTTTAAAAGTAATGAAAAACATATGGGAGTAGGTCCTACAGACATATGTTCAAGGTTTAATTTAAATTGTGTATTTAAATATGATAATTGAAGATAGAGATATTATTAATGATTATGAAAAAAATATAATTAATAATGAAATATTAGGTACTGAATTTCCATTTTATTGGCATCCCTATCAAATTATTGGTGATAACTGTCCATATATGAGACATAATATTATTGATAGAGATACTCAAGAAGTAAGATCTGATATTATTAATTTTTTTGATCCAATTATTAATAGATTTTTAAAAAAACATAACATATCTTTTAAAAAATATTTAAGAGCATGTATTAATTTAACTTTTCCAATAAAAAACGAAGATATAGGCATACTACATATTGATCATTATGTTCCACACAGTTCAATATTAATTTATTTAAACGACTCTGACGGAGAGACTATTTTTTTTGATTATGATTATGATTTTTCAAAAAATGAACAAACAAATTTAATTAATTTAAATAAAAATAAAAAAATATTAAAAGATATAAAACCAGAGAAATATAAATTAGTTTATGTTAAAGATGCTCTTTTTCATTGCCTAAGATTTCCTAAAAATAATATAAGATTGATTAGTGTATTTACATTTATTTAAATTATGAATTTAATTAAAAAAGAAATTTTCTCATCTAATATCTATTATCTTTATGATAATAGATGGTTAAATGCATTAAAAGAGGATACAAAAAAATATTTAAATAAGGTTAAAAGTGAAAATTTATTACCGGGAACAGCTGATTTTGGTTTTACACATCAATCTGATGAATTAAAAAGACAATCAGAGTTTAAAGATTTTTCAAATTTTATATGTCAATTAGGTTATGATATTTTAGATAAGCAAGGTTATGATATGAGTTATTATTTTATGAAATTAGATGAGTTATGGGTACAAAAATTTTCTAAGGACGGAGGTGGAAACCATAATACCCACACACATTGGAATGGGCATATTTCTGGTTTTTACTTTTTAGATATATCAAAAAATACTTCTTGCCCTATTTTTCATGATCCTAGACCAGGTAAATTAATGTGTGATCTTCATGAAAAACAGAGAGGTGCAGATACAAATGCAAATCCTTTTTTTATGGATAGAGAAGTTAAACCAGGTACATTTATTTTATTTAATTCATTTTTACCGCATGAATTTTCAGTGGATTTTGGTATAGAAGATTTTAGTTTTATGCATTTTAATATAAAAGCATATAGTAAAGAACTTCTTTATTTAAACACAAAATAGAGTGTATTTTATAAAAAATACGTATATAGTATAAGGTATGCCTTTAAAAAAGATACCTATAAAAGCTGGATTTAACAAACAAGACACCGCAACTGCTGCAGAAGGTCAGTGGATTGATGGTGATTTTATTCGTTTTCGTTATGGATACCCTGAAAAAATAGGAGGTTGGCAACAATTACTTTCTCAAACATTAGCAGGAGTTGCAAGAGATCAACATACATGGACAGATTTGAAGGGCAATAAATATGCAGCAATAGGAACTAATAAAATACTAGCTATTTATTTTGAAGGTGCATTTTATGATATTACTCCACTTGGTACAGCTATAACTGGATGTACTTACACATCTACGACAGGATCAACTACAGTCACAATTAATAAGGCAGGTCATGGACTTGCAGTTGGTGATTATATTATATTTACAAGCGTTACAACACCAGGACCAACTACAACAAGTTATACATCAGCAAGTTTTACAACGAATACTTTTGAAGTCATATCAGTTCCAACTTCATCTACATTTAGAATTACAATGGCTACTGCTGAAACAGGAACTGGAGTTACTGGTGGGGGATCTTTAGTTACAACTCCTTATGTATTCGTGGGCCCTGTTAATCAAACTTATGGTTATGGGTGGGGAACATCTACTTGGGGAACAGTTGGTTGGGGTGAAGCATCATCATCACCTACAGTTGTATTGTCACCAGCAAACTGGGCGTTTGATAACTTTGGACAAATATTAGTTTCAACTATTAAAGATGGAAAAACATATTCATGGGATCCATCCGTAGGAGGTGCTTTAAATACTAGAGCAACTGTAATAGCAAACGCTCCAACTAAATCAATTTGTTCTATTGTGTCCGATAGAGATAGACATTTAATTTTACTTGGAACTGAAACAACTATTGGATCCACATCAAGTCAAGATCCAATGTTTATAAGATTTTCAAACCAAGAAGATTATAACACTTGGGCACCCACTGCAACAAATAGTGCAGGTACCTTTAGACTTGACACAGGAAACTACATTGTAGGGGCTGTACAAGGTAAAGATTATATATTTATTTTAACGGATCAAGCAGCTTATGTTATGCAATTTGTTGGTCCTCCATTTGTTTTTTCAATAAGACAAGTAGGTACAAATTGTGGTTGTATTGGTCAGCATTCAATAGTCTTTGCACAAGGTGCAATATTCTGGATGGGATTTGGTGGAGGATTCTTTGTATACGATGGTACTGTTAAACAATTGCCGTCATTAGTTGAAGATTATGTGTTTACAACAGGTGGGGATAATCCTGGTATAAATTATAATTCTTCAGATATTGTCTACGGATCTCATAATAGTTTGTTTAATGAAGTAATTTGGTTTTATCCAACTGCGAATTCATCAGCAGTTAATGCATCTGTAGTTTACAACTTTGTTGAAAACACATGGACTACTATGTCTTTAACTAGAACAACTTATTCAGATGCTCAGACGTATGATAAACCTTATGCTACTAAATGGATATCAACTGGTGTGCCTACATTTCCAACTATTAATGGTGTAACAAATACGTATGGAGCATGTACATATTATGAACATGAGACAGGTGTTAATGAAGTAAGTTACGCTGGAGTTAAAACAGCTATTCCTGCATATGTTGAATCTGGAGACTTTGACTTAGATATAGAAGGAGATGGTCAATTCTTAATGAAGATAAATAGATTTATACCAGACTTTAAAATACTTACAGGAAATGCTAAAGTAACTTTATTATTAAGAGATTATCCATCTCAAACACAAAATAGTCAGATGCTTGGACCATATACTGTAACTTCATCTACAACTAAGATAGATACTAGAGCAAGAAATAGATTAATGAGTATTAAAGTTGAAAATGATTCTGTAGATGAAAATTGGAGATATGGATTATTTAGAATAGATATTCAACCTGATGGAAGAAGATAATGGCAAAAATTACAACATACATACCAGAACCAAGTCAAGAGTATTCACCGGACAATCAAAGACAAGTTCTACAAGCTTTAGAGACATTAAAAGATCAATTAAACTTTTCTTTCCAAGAAGACTTAAAACAAGATCTTCAAAGATTTACTTGGTTTAATATGAGGTTTGGCTGCTAATGAGTTGTGATAATTTAAACTCAGGTCCAAGTAATCCAGCTTATGTTGCAATAGGTGGAACCAACACAGATGCATTCGGAAGATTAAGAGTATCCCAACCATATACATTATTTGATTCTCAAAATAGATACGCAATAGATCCTCAATTTGATACATCAACTGTGTCGGGTGGATCTACAACTTATTTACCTAATGAATCATCTGTTAGAATGGATGTAAGCACTGCTTCTGGCGCTGAAGTAGTTAGACAAACTTTTAGATCATTTCCTTATCAACCAGGTAAAGCTTTATTAGTCCTTGCAACATTTGTAATGGCAACTGCTAAAACAAATTTAAGACAGAGAGTTGGTTATTTTGGAGTTCAAAATGGAGTATTCTTTCAGTTAAATAATACTACCAAGTCATTTATATTAAGAACTTATATTAGTGGTTCTGTTGACGATACAACAAGAAAAGTTGACCAATCTGATTGGAATGGAGATAAATTAGATGGAACAGGAGCAAGTGGTTTAACTTTAGATTTAACTAAACCTCAAATTTTATGGATGGATTTTGAATGGTTGGGTGTTGGTAATGTTAGATGTGGTTTTATTATTAATGGTCAATATATAGTTTGTCATACTTATCAAACTGCAAACGTTACTGGAACTTCTGTTTATATGACAACTGCAATTTTACCGGTAAGATATGAAATAACAAATACAGCGGCAACGGGATCAGCTTCTTATTTAAAACAAATTTGTTCAACTGTATTATCAGAAGCTGGTTATGAACAAACATCTATTGAACATGTTGCTACAATGACAAGTGCAACAGCTGGAAATTATATAACCACA